ATTTACAAAATTCTTTCACATATGTGGCAAGCCCTACATACAACTCCTTTGTAAACAGACTTAATAAACGAATTTTCCCATCCCAAAGTTTTGCTCGATATGCCGGAGTAAATTGTGCGCCGGGTACAGCAAATGTAAAGAAATCATTCATTTCCAACAAAATGGATGCATCTGCATCTATGTGTAGATACACCTCATCTTTTTTACTAATGGTAACATCACTCATATTCCACCGTTAGTAAACTTATACCATTCAATGGCAGATTTAATGTCCCAAGTTCTACTATTAATACTTTTGATAATTTGTTCTAGTTGGTACATGATAGTTTTTAAGTACTCCAATTTATCGACCAAACGAATAATATCCTCATCGGTATTCATCACATCATCCATTTCATTTTTCAATGGGCGTGAGTTCAGATATTGATCCCATTGCAATTCTACAAGTTCTTCTTTTGACAATTCTCCCCGATAATATCTTCCTTTGAGCTTTCGGATACGAAGATATTCCGTCTCGGCCTTACGGTACTGAAGGCGGACAGATGACATCATGTTAAGATATTTTGCGTGAAGTTCAGGAACCCGAGCAGCACTTCGTCCTAAATTAGTTTGGTCAATTTTACAATCGTCTGTCCACATGGATTGTATCTCTTGTAACTTCATATTTCCTCACTTGTTAACACATCATAAAATATACACGCTGTAGTTACATTTGTCAAGTAGCCAATAATGACTCTACCGTGAACATCCGATATTTAAAGACAGCGTTGCCCACAAAATATTGTGTATTTCCAGTTGACACATCAAAATCCAATCCCTGTAACGAGATTGGAAAACAATCCAAGAAATTTAACCGGACAATGGGTTGATCATTCGAATTTAATACCATTAATGTGGCGTCACTATATTCTGGTAAATCAGTTCTGCGCATTGTACCTACATCTAGATTGTTTATTTCAGGTGTTCGGAATGCCTGCCCGGAAAATCTCTCTTGAAATTGTCTGTGATTTTCTGGGAACCCTAATGAAATCATCCAGTTGTACAATTCTGTGTAATTTGCCATGTCTTCCTGAATCATGAAGCGAATGGTCAATTCACCAAAATCAAGTTTTTCACCTGGCTTTGGGATGTTAATGAGTGGTGTATGTTGTATAGCAAAGCCCAAATTGATGGACGGAATGTTTGCAGCCTGACAAAAGTAGGTAACCTTAGGTAGACTCTGAATCATGAATCTAAATCCATTAGGACGCAAAAAGTCTAGTTTTTCGGGTTGACGATTTTCCCACTGTGCTTCTGTGATAGTTGTTGACATGTTTCACCTTTCTCTATTGACAAGCACTTGACAAAGTGTTAAACTCACTATGTCGGCATTGAATGAATACTTCTATAGTATTTATCTATGTACTATAGCTCTCCTGAGAAAGACATATAGTATATAGCAAAAGGATTGGGAGAGACTTTTCAGCCTCTCCCTTTCCTGTTTCATCTGCTACTTCGATTATAGAAGGTTCGTGACCTTCATGCGACGATAGTAGTGATTACGGTTAGCGGTGAATGTATCGCCGTCTGTTGTGCCGTTAGATTGTGTTACGAATGGATTTGCAATCATGCCGTAACGTGTCTTGAATCCAATCTTCGGTTGGAATGAAGTTGGGTCAATGGCACGTACCATCTGTAATGGAACGTATGGGCAGTAGAACAACCCTGCGTCATATGCCGTTGAACCCTTGTAACCAACAACGATGAATTGTGAAGCAGCGTTTGTGTTCGATGAGTATGGATCAATGAACACCTTGAAACGACCATTCAATGTACCTGCGAATGTGTTGCCAGTGTCATCTGATGAGATACCATCATTGCCTGAAAGAGCTGGCGTGTAATCCAACTTGCCAGTCATGGCAAGAGCTGCGGCTACGTCTGATGAACAGACAATGAAGTTACCACGGCCTCTACGTGTTTCTTGTGCGATTACGTTGGCGTCACGTTCAATTTGGAACATAAGTCCCTTGAAACGTTCCACTGACCAACGACCGTTTGAATCAACGTCTAAGTCGAATGTTCCTGCTGTTGCTGTTGAAGCGGCACCTGGCTTGGCAACTTTGTAGATGGTACGAATCACTTCACGATTCATTTCAGCAAGAATTTCTTGTGAAAGAATGTTTGACAATTCGCTTTCAGCATCAAGTCCATGAATTGCCTTCAAGTCTTGTGCCAATTCAACCGTGTATTCCGCCTTCAATGCGCGTGACTTGGCGGTTACTGTGGTCTTCTCAATTGAGAAAGCCATTTCAGCAAAACTGCCGCCGCCGTCAGTTCCTAATGCTTCTGCTGCTGCTGTTGATAAGCCTGTACCAGTTGTGAAGGCGCCGTCAACTGGGTTTGAACCAGCGTGAGTGCCTGTGCCGGAGAAGTCTGTATCTGCTTCGTTGAACAATGCTTCATCGCCGGACTGTGAACTGTAATTCGACTTCATGGCGAAGATAAGGCCTGTTGGGCCAGTCATCGGCTGAACGCCAGCCACATCGTACGCCATTAAGTTAGGGAGTGAACGACGAACCAACGAGATAAGAATAGGATCGTACCGGTCGATGGCCGAAGCACCTGTGTCGGCAATGTTGTTCACTGGAACAGCTTCGAACAATGATTGCTTATCTTCACGCATCGCGCGTTCTTGATTTTCAAGGATAACAGCAGTTACGGCACGCTTGTAGTTGTCCTTGATGGCTGGTAGGGACTCATGTTCTAGAACTGGAGCCCACTTCTTTTGTAGTGATTCTGATAAAAACATTTACGTTCTCCTGAGTTTTTGTTTACTGTTAAACGTTAGTAATATTTATACTAGCTTTATTTTCCAAATGTGTTACGCGAAAGCATTTCCGCATATCTAGCAACTGTACCTGAAACTTCTTGTGTTTCCGACACTTCTTCTGTGATAGGCGAAGAAACAGTTGATTTAGGGAAGTAGTTATTCTTAATAACTGAAATCTTTTGTTCAAATAATTCTTCATTGCCAAATTCAACTTCTTCAACCAAACTGCGAAGTTTTTCAACTTCTGTCTGCGCCAAATCACTAGTTGCTCTTGAAAATGCAACTTCGCGCTTTGACTCGTTCAACTCTGTGTTAAGTTCAATTGCCTTTGCCAATGATTCGTTAACCTGGGTAGTTAACTCATCAATTTGATTTTGCATATCCCCTAATACATCGTACTTTTCTTCAGGAACTTCGATGTAATGTTCCTTAAATAACACCTTCAAGCCTGCAATGAAATCTTCTGTAACTTCTGCGCGAAGTCCTGTTTCAATTGCCACTTCATTTGATGCTAACCATTGTTCAGCAACATATGAAAGATATGCGTCAATATTTGAAACCATTTCTTCATGAATACTCACCACTGCCTGTGCCGCCTGTTCGGCAAGCGCATCTTGCATTTTTTCAACTTCATGAGACACGCGAGCAGTTACAACTGCCTCGAACAATGATGCTGCTTTGTTCTTGAAATCTTCTGACAAATCAACTTCAGATGCGAAAAGATTTTCAACATCTTTTGCCAATTCTGCTTTCATGTTAGCAATGGCTTCCGCAAGAGCAGTTTCATCTTCTTCTTCAGTTTCTTCAATCTCAGTTTCAATTAATGAATATTCTGCCTTTTCTTCATCAGAAAGTGAATCATATTCTTCTTCTGAAATTGTGTCGTTTTCGTCCATTTCAGTTTCTTCTTGATGTACATTGCCCTTTGAAGAAGCTTGATTGATAACAGATGACGGATCTGCTACTGTGATGTAATTAGGAGCAGCTCCTGCACCTTGATGTGAAACGGTAGGCATCTTTGCTTTCTTTGATGCCTGCGCCTTACCTTGATTTTTTTCATCTGTTTCTAAATCAATAGACGCATCTTGCGATGAACCTTGTTTCATAGGTCCTCCTTCTTTCGGGCCCGCGCCTGCTTGTAATTTATTTACAGGATTTGCTGGTTTTTCTGCACCAGCCCCCTTGTGCATCATTTGAACTTCTGGCGATTGTGATGACCCTTGAGCCGGAGCCTTAGTTTCCATATTATTGCCCATCCCGGGAAAGGCTTCATCGAGTTTCTTAGCCATCATTTCTCGAATCTTATTTTCTACTGACATTTAGTATCTCCTGTAGTTGTTTCAAAAACTTTATATTATTTATACGAGTTTACTTCTTTGAAATGGCATTTAAGAAGGTTTCGAAGGCACGAATCTTCATTTCTTGCAATTGTCGTTGATTGGTTTTTTCAATCAGCTTCTTAGTTTCATCCATATTTTGATATGTCCATGACCCATTAAGAAACATCCAATCTTTATTTTCCATAATACCCTGAACAAA